GGGATGGTAATTCCCGTTGCTCTTATTGCAGAAGAACGGGTGAGAGGATCGGGAGTGGCGCTCTATGCAGTACTGATTGTCATGTACACGGCTGTCAACATTAATAACCTCAGTGTACTCCTTCCCCATATCGTAAAAGCATTTACCGGCTGATCTGCCTGCCGGTATTTTTTCGCTGCCTTTTGGGCTGTCCGGATTTTTTTAAAAGGGATGGGAAAAAAGGTTGATTTATGCTTTTTTCTCGACCAGCTCGCTCTCGATACCGCCGATCTTGCTGGCAAAGATGATACAAGCAAACAGGTCACGCCGCTGAGCATATGTAAGGACACGATCTGACTGATCATCGCTCTCCCACAGTGCACGCTCCTGTTCAAAAACGTCTATAGCTGCTTTATCTTCGAATTGAACAACAAGCCTTGAATTATTGGTATTCGGGATTGAAACTTCTTCAACTAACCACACACGAAAACTATTGAGCATTCTATCGAGTACCCCCGGGGATATAGCATCACTCAATATTTCAAGTACGAGCAGATTATCTGTTTGAATCCCAATGTCCCTACGGTTATTTGAAATTGATGTTATTGCTTGTGATAGTTCACCTTTTAGAGTCTCACCATGACTACCACGATTACGAAATTGAGGTCGTGGGGGATGAGTATTTTGCCTAAATCTATATGAGGCAGTTAAATCCTCTCTGACAATTTCAATATGATCAGCCATCCGCCATACCCCCTGTCGTTAGAATTGATACTGGGTTTTGCGGAGCGACACAAGCTTCTCTTGTTGGAGGACAGCTTGCTCCACGTCCTTTTTTGTATACATACGGCGACCATCAAGAATACATTGTTTCATTATTGTATTACAGACTTGCTCAATATCAGAGTGAGAAAAATCCGCCATATGTCCCATGAATCCGGAAATAACATGATCAGGCCCCTTAAATTGTTTGAGCTTAAGCGAGAATAGTTTTGCGCGTTCTGCATCGTTCGGCATATCAAATCGCAGGGTATTGTCAAACCTTCGCCATATTGCATAGTCCAACGACTGTTCGAAATTTGTTGCAGCAATGACAAGAGATTTTCCTTTGAAATTATCGAGCTGTTGTAAGAAGGTGTTGACTACGCGCTTAATTTCGCCGTGTTCATACCGATCATTTCTACTTCTTGCAATTGCATCAAATTCGTCGAAGAAAATGACGTAGCTATCGTTTTTTGCATAATCAAATACTTTACGTATGTTAGTCGCAGTTTCCCCCAAATACGACGAAATAACTGCATCGAAACGTATATACAGCAACGGGAGTCCTATTTCAGAGGCGATAGCTTGCGCTGTTAGTGTTTTTCCACACCCGGGAGGCCCATAAAACAAAACACGCCTTGTTGGATAAACGCCGTTGCTGAGCAGCACATCCCAATTAGAAAACTCCTTGATTACTTGCTCCACCTGTTGAACGATTTCCGGTGTGGCAACGATATCTGACAAGTATTTTTCGGGATATAATATCTCGAATAAAGAAGCTTCACGTTCCTTATCCTTACAGGTCGATGTAGAATACGTTGATAATGGACGTCTAGGCTGTGATGAACCATTGTTAATAATCATTTTCAACTCGTCGGCAAGAATACCGTGATTTTTCTTTCTCTCATCTTCAATGATATCATTGGCAACCTTAAAGAAGGCCTCTCGGTCTTCTGCTTTAAAGCTGCTAAATAGTTTTTTCAATAAATCCGCTCTGGCCATACTTACTCTCCTTTACGATCTTTTGGTCAATAGCACTGCGTCACGATTCTTTTAGCTGCGTGATTATGTCTGTGGCAATACCGTGATCACTGCAATACTCCAAAAGTCGTATTTTTGCCAGCCGACTTGGAGATGTATGGTCATTCTCCCAACGACTTATTGTTGAGAAACTGATATTAAGATCGTGGGCAAGCTGTTCCTGGGTAATTCCAAGTTGCCGCCTAATTTCTTTCAGAATCTCGCTTAAAGCCATTTAGATACACCTCCATACAATGCAGAATAGCACATGCCATAGCAGATGACAAGTATTTCACATTTCACGCTCTTATTTTTTTTCAACTATCATTTGGTAGACGAATTCAAAGGACGTAACTTGGTGCGTTCAATTGCTACCTATACACTCTAATCGCAGTTTCTGCTTCAAATACAAAAACCAAAAGATAGGGAGATGAAAACATGAAGTTTACTAAAGAAGAAAAATATCAATTGGTTGCAAGATATCATGACGGCGGTTCTGTATCTGATATTTGTACGGAATCAGGGGTTGCCAGAAGCACACTCTACAATTGGTTAAAGCCTTATAAAACGGCAGATGCAGGTTATGCAGTCAGTGCCGCCGAGTTCATAAAGATGAAACAGCGGTTGGAAAAGCTCGAGCAAAAAATAGAAGTATTGAAAAAAGTGGACTGCACGGTATCCTCTCCACTCAAGGAAAAGCTGCGAGAGCTTTCATTGCTTTATGGCCAATATAGCGTGCATGTGCTCTGCGAGGCTCTTGAGGTTCCAAGGGGCACATTTTACAATCACATCTTTCGCAACAAGGGAGATAGCAACAGTTATCAGCTCCGCCGAACTCAGCTAAGTGAACGGATCAAGGAAATATATGAAGAGAGCAACCAGATTTTTGGGGCCAAAAAAATTAAAGCTGTTTTAGCAAACCAAGGTGAGGCCGTCAGCGATAAAATGGTTGCTGAGTTGATGCAGGAGATGAATCTATACAGCATCCGAACCGGAGCTAAAAAGACCCATACCCGCTTTAACTATGAAAAGAAAAAGGACTCACTGAAAATGAATTTTTCCGTGAAGGCTCCTAATCAAGTATGGGTCAGTGACGTGACCTGCTTCAAACTTGATGATAAATTCCAATATATCTGTGCAATCATTGATTTATATTCTCGAAAGGTTATTGCTTATAAGATTTCACAGAAGCACAGCGCGCAATTAATCACCTCTACCTTCAAATTGGCATATGCAGAGCGTAAGCCGGAGGAAGGATTGATTTTTCATAGTGATCGGGGACTGCAATATACGTCGCATGCCTTCCAAAAGTTATTAAAGACCTTCCATACAAAACAATCGTTTTCACCATCGGGCAGGCCCCATCACAACGCTGTCATGGAATCGTTCTTCTCATCTATGAAAAAAGAAGAGAGCTTTATCGTACTAACTACCATTCAGTAGGTGAATTCAAGCAGCGTATCAAGAAATACATCGCGTTTTATAATATAGAACGTCCACATGCTACGCTGTTCTATAAGACGCCAAATACCTATGAAAGCTTATTTTATGACAAGCAAGAACGGAAAGCGAATTAGACATATGTGTTCAAAAGTCGATTTTTTCACTCTTTGATCTCTTAAATTTATGGTTTTGAATAATTAATGTGTAGCTGATCTGCAAAACAGAAAATGCTCAAATCCGCATAGATACAGGACTTGAGCATAAGAAAAGACGATATAAATCTGTACATTCCAGAAAAAATGTTCAGAACTCATACCGTCGTTCATGATGGTGGAGGCGGGGCGTACCGTGCCATATCCAAAACACCTAAAAGGACCAGAATAGCCTGATTACACAAAAAAACAAAACAAGCCTCGTCCTTCTGGACGAGGCTTCACCGCAACATCGAATCACTAAAAAACTATCGCTGCTTAATGCTTGCCACTAAGCAGCGATAAGGCTACTTAATTACCTTGTTCGCCCTAAACCTGCCCCAAACGGCAACAAGACCGCCTACGCCCCCAACAACCGTTACTATATACTCCGCACCGTGTCATGACTTACTCCGGCTATTTTGGCGAGTTCTTTTTTAGTATTTATAGGTTCAATACATTCATCAGAATTCTGATGAATGTCTGTCCGTGTCCCCTGATTCTCTTTTGCCCTGGCCTCAATAACATCTTTTAGGGTTAAAGCAAGAGACGTTCTTTGATAAGGCGTCAAGTTTCTTCTGCCAAACTGATTACGTATAATCCACTCTTTGGCACTATTCTTGTCATCAAAAGCCTTTTCTACCGTCTTAAATTCAATGCCGTGTTTATTACATATCTCGTAGCGGTTGTGACCATCAACAATAATCCCATCCCAAATTATCAGCGGTTCCCTGCACCCCTCGGCTATAATGTTTTGTTCCAGTTGTTCAAACTCATCGAATAAGGCATTGTTTGAAATATTGGGATACTGTTCTACAAATGTTTTAGTTTTTGATTTTTTCATACTATTAATCATTGCTATTACCTGCAGGAGTGTATCGCTTTTAATATCTGACAGATAAGGTGTTTCCTCCGCATTATTTATTACATTCAGCGATATACGGCAAAATTGATTCTTGATTCCGGTAGGAACTGGTTCTTCCTTAATAAGTTCCTTGAAGGTATCAATATGAAGATTCATTGCTACTTTATGTTCATAATTGGCTTCTTCACGATGAAATTGTCTTATATCATTTTTATTGGCCATAATTTTCTTTTCCTCCTATTTTCTTAAAAAAGTAACATTATTTTTATCGAGTTTATCAATTTCTTCACGAAAATCAGACGTTACCATATTTAGTTTTGTGATACTGATACTTAAATGCAGGTATCTTTCTTTCGGTAGAGATTTTAAATTCAGTAGTTCAATCAAACCCACCAATTCTTTTCTGGTGTTGGTAAGAAGGTTTTCAATCTGATCAGCGACATTACATTGTTCCTGCGATATACCCGCCGTTTCATAGGTTTGTTTAATCCGCTGCGCTTCCATTTCTGCTTCTCTGGCTCTATGCTCAGCATCTTCTTTCTGCTGAAGCGCCTGACGTTTTTCCTCATGGGCCTTCTTGGAAGATCGTTCTTTGGACTCCAGTTCTGTTTTGAGACGGTTAATTTCGTCATCGGTTAACTGCTTAAATGACTCAGGGATTTTTTCTACAACCTTTTCTACTATTTCTGGAGGTTTGCTTAATGCATCTTGAAGTTGTGCCTGCAGGTCCTTTGTCCGCTTGCGCTCATCTTCAGCCTGTGCTTGAGCAGCCTGGGCAGTAGCTTGGGCATCCTCAAGCTTTTTCCGGATATTCTTGGCTTCGGCTACTGTTTTACCACCAATTTCCTCCCCTAAGGTTTCCCATAGGTTCTGCTGTACTTCTTCCGACAGGTACGCTAACTGCTCAGCTGCTGTCTTGTTGAGCTTGTTTGCAGAGACTAAGTTCTGCAGGGGGGGTATAAGGTCGTTGAGTTTGAGAAGGCGATTAAGGTGCTTAGCATCAACACCGACTGCTTCTGCTATATCCTGGGATGTTTTTGCCTTTTCACCATTTTGGGGAATAGCCTCTTTATACTGATTGCCATAATCCCCACCACGCCTAACTCCCCAATACTCCTTAAGGAACTTCGCTCGTCGCGCTACCTTCATCGGGTCGTCATCACCCTGACGGGGCGTACCGTGCCATATCCAAAACACCTAAAAAGGCTAAAGTAGCGTAAAAACCCCCCGCTCTCTGTTGGAGAGCGGGGGGTTACAACCGAATCGATGTTGTTTAGTATTTCCATCCACAAGACGAGGCTGCTTTGTGACACTGATTGATTATTTCTAGGGAACAAAAAATCGTCCCCTTTTACTTTCTAATTACTTTTCTTAAAAAACAATGCCCTTAACGCTAATATCAATGTCGCTAAACCACTAAAGCCAGATACTACGTTTCCATACCGAACAGAATAAGCCATGATACCTAACGACACCAACAGTATTGAGTAAGACATCCACTGTGCACGCAAATCTCTTCTTACTTCTGCTGCAAGAATATTTTTTTGCATATCTCTGGTGTGCTGTGAATCCAACTCAAAAACCTTTAATATTCTTTCTGGAGCATCCGGAACAACTAAACCGTATTGGCGAAATATTTCCGGGTGCGGAATAGGTCCGGCAAATTCCTGAGTGGCAGTAACAAGCTTTCCTTTCTTTTCTTGTTTATCTTGATCTGAAATAATGGCAGGCTGATTATTTTTTTCTTTTTTCAATCTCGCTTCCAACCTTCTTTATGGCACGATCCAATGAATTGCCTGTTATTTGCCAATTATCATGCATGAGTTGCTTGGCGCTCTGGGGAGCATGTTTGCTGTAGTCAGTAGAAGGAAATATGGAAAAATTCGAAGAATTCTTTTGCAGTTTGTTTTTAATAGATATAATAAAAGTAGTCATAATTATCGCGCCTTTCTTAATAAATTTCCACATCAACCATATTTCTCCCCTGTATTATAGTTTACTTAGGCTTCTTTTTGCAAGCCCCCATAATAAAGTATGTACGCAACGAAATAATAATAATAAAATTACCTGATAAAAACAAACAACAAAAAGCCCCGTCCCAGAGGACGGGGCTTTTTGTTAAAAAACTATCGTTACTTAATATTTGCCACTAAGAAATATTACTCTACTTAATCGCCTTACTCGCCTTCACCCGGCCCCAAATAGCCACAATATTGCCGATAACCGCAACACCTGCCAAAGCTAAGTCAACCGCCCGATCCTGCGTATCCTGATCGATTGTGTAACCAAAAAAGCCGCCGACCGTTGCGGCGACAACCACAATACTTGCAATAATTGTCTTAGATTCATACCATTTCTTATTTTCTTCCATTTTAGATTCCTCCCTATATTTTAAATATTTAAGTTTAAGCCGGTACTGGGGTGCATCGTCACCACCACCTAAGCAATAGTAAGGAACCGCTTGTGATACCGATACAGTACAACGATATTGCGGTAGAAATTCTCATCTCCGCTTTTGTCGGTGATTAGCCCGTTTAGATATGCCCACTCAACCGCTTCCACTGCCCATTCCGGCACGATAACCCCCCCTTTTTTATATCCAGTACCTAAAGCGCGTGCTATCCCGGCAGCATGAGCCGCAGCAATGCCCTGTATGAATAGCGGGTCTGCTAATTTGGCCGCGTCCCTGGCGTTGTCGATAAAAAGATTTTCCGTAAGCGCAGCAGGCATGTCGGTATCTTTTAATACTGCTAAGTTTTTATGCTTAGGCCCCCTGTCGCCAAAGCCAAAACTACGATAAAAGTTCATTATGTCAATTCGCATTAGGCTACGCAACCGATTTGCTTCGATGCTCTGTTCTGTGTAGCAAAAATCCTCGTATCCGGTGCCGCCACCAGCATTAACGTGGATAGAAACAAATAAAGCCGCATCACGGTATTTGTTGGCCTGGGTGCATATCTCGTTTAGGTCGTTGGCGTAGACGAGTACTACGTCAAAGCCGTAGTTTGGCGCGAGTGACAAAATCCAATTGCCTATGTCAAGGGTTATGTCCGCCTCTTGGAGGCCATTGCCGCAGGCCCCCGAATCGCGGCCCCTGAAATGACCCGGGTTGATGATTACTAACGGATTAGTCATTTAATGCGCCCCTCCCTTTGTAACAAGGTAAACAACAAGCCCCACAACGAGTGGGCTTAGAAGGTTTAGTATAATAGATGTCACCTTTGATCGCGTCACCTCAATAATCAGCTGATCAACTTTTGTATCCATGCCACCGGTCAACTCCTCCAGTTTATCGATTTTTGTTTCAGCGGCCATCATTCTTTCACAGGATTCACATAGATTCAATGCGTACCACCACCCCCTGGATTATTTGTCTCGTTGCGTATACGCTTTAGCAGGGACGTTGCTGGACAACGTAAAAACCGCGCCACCTGGACGCGGCTCCCTGTACCTCGTGTTACTTCGTTTTATTTCATCAGTATCCCTCTTACTTCATTATACTTCTTCTGCTCATCTGCCTGCTGTTTACGCAACTGCGCCGCCGATGCTTTCTTTTCCTCTATAATCCTTCCCTTGCGCTTCAGGTCATTATAATATCCCAACTGCTCACCGGTTGACTTGTTAACAATATCGGCCATCGTAACAATAGCCTCCTGCATACCCCTAAGCTGTTCTTTTTTAGCTTCCGGCATGAGCGCCGGGTTCTTTTCAATCGCCCTCATCTGATCGCGCGTATCTGAAATAGTCTCGCCGATTTTGCCATATAGCTTCCGTAAGCGTTCCTCGTCAGGTTCTCCGGTTAGGCCGGTATATTTAATGTCGGTAGCCTTGGTATCCAGCTCTTTCTTTTTGTCGTAAAATTTGCTTACAATATCGTTGCTGTAAACCGGGTCGGACGTAACCTGTTTTATTAAGGTATCCTTTACCGTTGCTCCTTCAGACAGCGCCGGTATTCCAAGCTGCCCCAAGACACCGGTATAACTTCTTACAATGTAATCAACCTGCTTGGGAGATATATTGAGCGTATCTCCCAAGGCTTTAGCAATTGAACTGGTGCTCTCGTCATACTGCAGTTCCAGAGAAAGATTCTGCATATATCCGGGAACTATCGCAGAACCGGAAAATGTTTTATTTTTTACAACATCAACAAACGGCGCCGCTATCGTTCTTGTCGGCGGCGCAAAGTTCGTTTTAACGGTATCCGCAAACTTTTCAAAAGCGTTTGGGTCGCTACTCTTCCATTGATCCAAAACACGCTCAACCAGCGCCCCAAAGATAACGCCGGATTCACGCGGCTTCGGTATCCTGATAAAAGTACCATCGCCTTTTGGTATTAGGAAGTTGTTATCCTTTACCCAGCTTGCAAGGCGGTTGTAGTTCTCGTCGCCGTGGTTAATAGCATACAGGGCAATGGTTGGAACAGTTATAAAGCCGATGGCCTTGGCCCATGATGCGGCCACGTCCTTTGATTTGCCATGGACAAACGTCCTGCCAAACTTATCCAAACCCTGGACAGCCGCATTCAGGTACGGCACTGCAGCGTCTAACGTCCTAACAATATCTCCGCTGCGCATAAAGTTTACCGTTACATCATTAGCCTCTGCCAGTCCTTTTACCCTGCCTTCATAGGTTTTACCGCCCTGCCTGACCATGCGGCGGTATTCTCCAAGGCGCGGCATAGTCTCGGTTACGTTTGCAAGCCTTTCAAGTCCGCTGAACACTTTCCCGGTAAGCCTGCCGGCAGCCTGTAACGGTTTAGCGGGGTTAATGTATCCCGGCATAATACGGGCTTTGCTCTCAGCCAAAAGGTTACGATCTGCGGCTATTGAACTACTATGGCCGCCGCCCATAGCTTTGTAGGATTTGTAGATATCACGGTTTCCAAGAATATCAACAAGGGCGCCCACCAAGTCCCGCGCCCAGGTCAACGGATTGTTGGTGGACTTGCTGGCAACGTAAGACATTGGAAGATCGCGAAAAATGTTTCTGCCCAATGAAAAAACCGGGTTGATCCCGGTTGTCAGCATCTTCATTACCCGTGTTCCTTGGCGCACAAACTCAATTACTGTGTTCTGTCCTTCGGGTGACAAGTTAGTAAGAGCGTCCAGCAGTTCCTTGTCATTAATTTGGGCATGTATTCTCTCACCATTCACCCTGCCTGCAACTACATTCTTCCCGGTTAAATTCTCGGTTACAATCTTGCCCCACGGTTCCATACCCTGCGGGTCAGCCTGCATATGGGCGATCAGCTTTTGCATAACCTCGTTACGCTTTGCTTCTTTGACATAGGCCGGAATACGCTCAATCATGGTTTCGATTGATTCTATGGTCTTGCGCTCGCTACCCCTAGCCCGTTTGAGCGGGTTTGGCTGTCCGGCAAAACTGCCTTTCGCGCCGCCCAGTCCTTCCTCAACCTCTGTCATAAGGCGCTGGAAAGGAATATAGTTCTGATACTTCTGCCTCATTGCCTGCCATAATTGTTTTGAAACTAATCCGGTATCGACAAGCCACGTTCTTCCAAATTCCGCTATCCAGTTAGTATAGTTGTCCGCCGCCTGCTTAATCCAAGGGAGCTGTGTCTCGTATTGGGCAATTTTTTTGTCGGCTATTATGTCATTCATATTGAGGGACTTATCGTAAACCTCCATGCCTTCCTTTTCCCACGCCTTGAAATGTTTCAGCTTAAGGTAGTCCTCAAATTGCCGCCAGGCGCCTTTCGGAACCTGCTGAACAACGTCCTTGAAGGATGAAGCAATGGCATTCCCGCGCTGATCGACCAATCCTTCTTCAAGGATGTATCGCGCCGTTTGGTCCGCGCCGCGCTGGTTGAGTGCATTAATATACAATTTATCCTGTTCCGGCAGGTGCTTTCCGGTAGTCTTAACGACATATTTATCGACATCATTAAAGCGACTGGCTGAATCTATGGTTCTTTGGTATGCTCTGCGAATAGTACCCGCAATGTCTAGGGGACCACGCTCTGTTTTAGTTGTAATAGTTTCTATGGTAGACGGTAGCTTTAATCCGGTTGCACCAATGGCATTGGGAGGTAGTTTATTGACATCTCCCTGATTAGGATTTATAGTGGTATTGGAAGAAGTCAGGCCCGGCTCGGTTTCGGACGTATAAGGAAGGATAGTACCACTATCATGACTTGTCCGGGAAGGTTTCTTCCACATTGTTTTTGCGGTTAATTTTTTCCCCTTGTCGTCAACCACTTCTACAAAATAAATTACACCGTTAACCCTTTTTTGATATCTTAAACTATTCCTTCCTTTATCAATCTTTGTAGTAATTAAGTCGGGACTATCAATTATCGTAGGTATAACCTTCAAATCATCTGCCGTAATAGGCAAATTACCCCTTTTTGTTTCTTTTGCGGTATCACTGTGTTTGATAGCGTGGCGCAAATTGTAATTATCCAACTGATGAACATACCCGGTAATATCTTTGTTAATTAAACCCTGTACCGTTTTTACTTCATTCGAAGTAACCTCTCGAAGATCTAAATATCTTCTGATATTATCTTTTGGCGATAGGGCATTATCTACAAAAGTATTTACCGTATCTTGATTATTAAGCGTTCGACGCATAGCGCCTACGCCTAAAGGTAAACTGT